TACAATAAATCGTAAGCCTTTGAATAAAAGATAAATAATGCTAAAATAATTAGTAATTTCGACAAAAAAACTAATATGTACAGACCCAGACTATCCGAAACTGAATACAACCAATATCAGTTAAAAAAGCTAACAGACAAAAGAACTTATAAGCTATTTGTATTTTCAGACCCTCACGGTTGGTTAGCAGACCTTAAATGTTTGCGAGTAATAAATAATGTTCTACAACACAATAAATTTGATGAAGTTTGTATCAACGGAGATATAGTAGACTTACCTTTTGTTTCTAAGCATACCAATAAACTTTTTATGGAAGGTATTCTTAAAGGATATAACGAAGTAGAAGAGTTTAGATATACCGAAGAACAAATTCTAAAGCCTTTAAGACTTTCAACGGATGCAAAGATTACCATTCGTACCGGTAACCACGATGAGCGAGTTACAAAGCCTTTCTTATTATCTAAAGGTCAACTTGCAAGATTAGCCATACTTTATAAACATTTTGAAAGTACCAAGTTTGAAGAGATGCTGCACCTGGCAGAGAATGATATGGTTTACGACCCTACGGATGTGTTTAATTATTTTGATATTTTTGATATTACTCACGGATTAAGTTTGACAAAGAATGCCAGCGAGAAGAATATTATCGAATATTGGGGATCCGGATGCACAGGACATTCACACAGATTAGGAATGCGATACATTAGAAACAGGCATAACATTAATGCTTGGTTTGAAGTGGGATGCACCAGGTTAATGGAAGCAGTTGAGTATTTACCAACAGGTAAGATTGCTGATTGGTGTCAAGGATTTCTTGAAGTTACTTTTAAGATTGATGGCGATAAGGTTTTATTCTTTGCGCAACCGCACGCAATAATAGATTATAAATGTGTTTATAACGGTGTTTTATATGGAGAATAAAGAAGAAGAAGTATTTGATATGACTGACGGCGAGATTTTAGAGGAACTAAAGTTTTTTGTCTATTTTCTTTTTGAATTAGAAGAGAAATCACTACTTTTATTCCCAAGTTACAAGACCTTAACACAGGCACGATTAATTAAAATGATAGACACCAGGTTAGATTTTTTAGATTATGAACAAGACGAAGAGTGAGATGTTAGTAGAAAGATTAAAAGAATTATACAAAGAAATTGAAATAGTAAGAAGAGAATTAATAAATGAAACCAATAAACAAAAACTAAAAGAGAAACAAAATGAAAAGTATCGAAGAAATTAACCATTTAGAGAATTGCGAATGTACAGAAGTATGTACTAATTGCACTATTAAGTATCAATTTAAACCTATTGAATTAACAGGTTCTGATATAGCTGATATAGTTACAAAGCCTAAATACTACAAAGTAGAAATTAAAGGAGTGCCTGTGGATGTGATTGATATTGCAAACGCTTACAATTTATCCTTTATGAAAGGTAATGCTATTAAGTATATTTTAAGAGCAGGAAAGAAGGATGCTTTGGTCCAGGACTTAAAAAAAGCTATTGAATGCCTACAAAGGGATATTGATTATGAAAGCGGTAAGTAGGAATATTACTTTATTTTGGTTAAATTTGCGAAAGGAACTTAATGTTAGTTTAGATTATGGCAAAGAAATCAAAAGAAATAAGCGAAGACTTAAATATAGAAGTAATACAAGAAATAGAGCAGGTAAACCCTTTGACTATTTCAGAGTGTTGTAAAGCTGAATACATATCTTCAGGTACTAAAGTATATTGCTCAAAATGCAAGGCAGACTGCCGTTTAGAAAGACAAAAGAAACTAATTAAATTATGGAGTCCAAAAGCGTAATAATCCTATTGGTAGTAATTTTACTATCTTCTTCTTGCAAGTCTAAAAAGCTGGTAGAAACTACAAAAGTGGATTCTGTTATAACTATTGTCCAAAAGGTAGAATTAGCTACTGATTCAAGTGATATTGAAACAACCGAAGAAATAGCTTATATTTTTGATACATTAGTAAACCATCAGGTTACACCTTTAGAAGCTATTAGAGGCGACTACAAGTACAAACTCAAGGCAATCCATATAAAGAGGCACATTAAGGAGCGTAAGCGCTTACAGAGCCTTAAAATCGATAAGAAAGAAAACAAGGCTATTAAAGTGGATAAAACCACTATTCAAGAAGAAAAGCCTAAAGGAAATAATACTTTACTCTATTTATTGGGTATCGGTGTTGTTGTTTACCTTATCTTAAAAAAACTATAAAAATAATTTCTTTGATTATCAGTTAGTTAAGATTTGCTTTAGCACTTTAGTAAAATAATGTTTGCAGATATAATTTTAATTAAGACATTTGTGGACCAAACAATAAGAAATGATTTACAACAAACAACAAGCAGCAGAGATCAAGGCTTTAGAAGTCGGGGATACTCTAAATGTAGATGAGCGAGAAGGTAATCGAATCCGAGCCTTACTGGCATACTACAAAAAATTCAACGGCAAGACTTATTCTTGCAAAGGTCAAATCGAAAACACTTTAACAATCAAAAGAACAAAATGAAAAAGCTACAAAACCCAATCATCAGCGAAATCGAAGTTGTACAAACTAACAATTTTGAGAATTATTATGTCGAATACACCGACAAGTTTATTATCTACCACCACACTTTTGAATTTTTAGATTTAAGAGCCTGGATTATTGATAACTACGATACTTCAAGAGGTCAAGTTAAAATCGAAATGCAACCTACAAGTATGGAAACGGCAGAAAATCCGATCTATTTTACACAAGAAATTGACGAGTTTATTAGAGAAAATTACGAGGAGATTGTCTTAGAGATGCTTACTCAGCCAACTTTAGCTTGTCAATCTTATTTAGGTACTGCACTTTATAATATTTGTAGACCACGATAATGGATTTCTTTGAAATATATTTTGGTAGTTCTTTAGAAGAAATGCTAGAAGAAATAGATACTTGGTACACTATAACCGAAGAATAATGAGCATTATAACTGTACACAAATTCATAAATAATCCGCCGAAGGAAAGTAAGCTGGATAAATTAGTCAGACTTTACAGACAGACTTTAGAAGATGGTAATTATTGCAAATCAGTTCAAGCTATGTACCTTATCAATCGTCTTAAAGAGGCTGAAATACAAAAGATTACAAGTGAATACGAACTTCACCTGGCAAAGCAAATAATTAAAAATAATTATCTCAATTTAATCAAATAATTGTATCTTTAAAAACCAAAACAAGATTATGTCATTATTAAATATTCAATCAGAATTAAAAGCACCTAAGAATCAGTATAATTCTTTTGGTAAGTATAAGTATCGTTCTACGGAAGATATTTTAGAAGCAGTTAAACCTTTATTACTTAAATACGGATGTGTTATGATTATATCAGATAGCATTCACGAGAAAGCAGGGATTATCTTTTGCGAGAGTTTAATTAAATTTGTAGACAAAGAAGGTAAAGAGTTTTTTTCTGCTGCTTCTGCCGGTATAGATCCTAATCGTAAAGGTATGGATATTGCGCAGTCGTTCGGTAGTTCGAGTTCATATTCTCGAAAATATGCGCTCTCAGCTTTATTTTTACTGGATGATTCAAAAGATCCGGATGCTACAAATACTCACGGTAAAGAAGAGAAACCTAAATTAGAATTAGATTCTATTACCTACGAAAAGTGTAGAGCAGCTTATCTTAAAGACAAAAGGAATTTACCTTTAATCCAAGAGAAATACGATATTGATGCCGAAACTTTAAAAGCCTTAATGAATGAAAAAGTTTAAAGCAAGACCTTCTTCCCTGTCAAAATTGATGGGGAAGTTAAAAAAAGATGGTGAACTTCCACAAACTTGTATTACTTATCTTAAAGAGTGGTATTCAGGTGATACAGAAGAAATCACTTCTAAATATTTAACCAAAGGGATCTTATTAGAAGATGAGGCAATTCAATTTGCATCTAAGGTATTATTTGGTGATATTAGAGCCTATAAAAACGAAGATATTTATTCAAACGAATGGATGTTAGGCACACCGGATGTTGTCCTTGAAAATTCAATTATAGACACTAAATGTTCTTGGAATCACAAGACTTTATTAGATGCTGCTTTAGAATTGAATACGGATTACGAATGGCAATTAAGAGGTTATATGATGTTATGTGAGAAGGAATTTGCTACTTTGTTTTATTACTTAGGTGATACACCTGCTGAGGCTAACTTTGGTAAAAGAGTAAGTTTTAAACACTTAGAAGAATTTGAACGCTGGGTATCTTACGAGTTTAAGAGAGATATTTCTATTGAGCAAGAGATAATCGAAAGGATTGAACTTTGTAGAACCTGGCTTCAAGATTACGATCAACAAATACAAACAAGAATAGGAACAAGAATTATAAACCTTTAAAAATAGAAAAAATGAGTTCAATTATCAGCGCATCTATTGATGTAACAAAAATCGACAGAACAAAATTAATCAAAGACAAATACTTAAATGTTAGTATTACTGTTAATGATGAGAATGACAAATTTGGTAATAATGTAACAGTTACCTTAAACCAATCTCAAGAAGAGAGAACTGCTAAAGCACCTAAGACTTATTTAGGAAATGGTAAGGTAGTATGGGGACAAGGTAAAGTAGAAACCAAACAAGACGACGGAATGCCGTTCTAAAATGAAATTGGTGCTGCTGCAAGCGTTCTTTTTGCGCCAAAGATAAGAGGTGTCTGCGAACAATATTAGGGGAAAGTTTAACAATTTTAGCAGAGATTAACACCCAAGTGCTAACGAGCAGCGTTAGTATTTTAAAATAAAAACAAAAACGATATGCAAAATTTTATAATATCATTCATTATAACAATAATTTTAATAAATGTATTAATTTGGGGTAAAAATAAATTTATAAGAAACGGTAAAGATTACTGGTTATTAGTATTATTAATATTTGTTATAAGTTTATTAATTAATGGATATTTTACAAGCCAATTATAAATGGATTTTTTAGAGGAATATAGAACTGGTAATGTAACTATAGAGGATTTAAGCCAAAAGTATAACATATCCCAAAGGCGAATAAGAGAAGTCCTACGAGCCAAAGGCATAAGAACAAAGCACCTTAAAACAAAGAAGGTAACTTTAGAAACAAATGCTATTTTTAATGACTTTTTAAAGGAGTATTTAGCTGAAGGTAAGCCAATTAAGCATTATGCTGAAAAGTTTAATGTACCTTTATCTTCTTTAAATAAAAAGTTAGATAAATACTTTGCATTAAGAAAGAAATAGTTATATTTGCTTATAATTTCATTTGAAGTCGAGATCAGATGAAATTAAAAATAAGGTTAAACTTACTACTAACCTTGAATCCTGCCAAATCTCGACCTGGTGGGATTCTTTTTTTTATACATATGAAGTATTATCTACACGATAGCAATTCTTTTAGTGATGAAAAAGTAACAGAACTTTATATGGCTTTTGGCTACGAAGGTTTAGGATTATTTTATACCGCTTTAGAAAAGTTTGCTCAACAAGAAAAACCCGTTAAAACTGCCGTCTTAAAAAAGCAATTAAATATTGGTAAAAAGTTAGAAAAATGCTGGTCTTTTATGGAAGAGATTGGCTTAATATCATCAAACAACGGTGAAAGTTTCAACAAACAATTGCTAAAGTTTAGTGAAAACTACAAGATAAAAAAAGAAAAAAGCGCAGAAAGATTGAAGCAGTGGCGTGATAATCAGCAAGTTACAGAAAATGAAACGCGTTCAGAACTTGTACGAAACGCATCTAAAGTAAAGATAAGTAAAGTAAAGGAAAGTAAAGATATAGTAGAAGAGTTTATAATACCTTCTGTTGAAGAAGTAGAGAATTACTTTTTTGAGAATGGTTATAGAAAAGATGTAGCTAAGAAGGCTTGGAACTATTACAATAATCTTAATTGGAAAAATAGCAAAGGTAAAAAAGTATTAAATTGGAAAAACACAGTTATGAACAATTGGTTTACAGAAGAAAATAAAATTAAAACAGTAGTCAATCACCTTTACTCACCAGTCGTTAATTAATGGAATTTATAAAAAACTATTCGGATGTTTCAGATGAAATAAACGAACTATTTGAAAAAGGATTTGCAAGTGGCGAAAAAGTAGGATTCTCACAAATGGATCAACTAATATCTTTTAAAAAAGGTGCTACAAGTTATATTTACGGCACTCCTGCAAGTGGTAAGTCTGAATTTTGGTGGGAATGTCTTATAAACCTATCAAAAAAGAAAAAGTGGAAGCATTTAATCTTCTCACCGGAAACAGGAACACCTGCTGAAATATTTGCTGAGATTATTCATAAGTGGTCCGGTAAACCTTTTCACGATTTAGACGGCAATAAACTTTCAAGATTAACCCAAGCCGAAATGTTTAGAATTGGTCAAGAAGTTAGCCAATACTTTTTTATAATGGATACAGGAGTAAAAGATATTACTTTAGATGACTTTCACCAAGCAGTTGAAAAATACGGGATTAAGTTTGACACAATTACTACTGATCCGTTTAATGAGGTCAAGCACGAATTACAAGGCGAATCTATTAATCTTTATATGGCTCGAGTTTTAGGAAAGATTAGAATGTACGCAAGGGAACATAACTACCACCATACGATCATTATGCACGCTGCAAGAGAAGCCGGAGTTAAAAAAGAAGTAGACGGTATATCTTTTTACCCCCCTACTGATCCAAGATATATTGATAATGGCGAAACTTCCTTTAGAAAGGGAGAGCAAATGATTTGTGTCTGGAGGTATCCTAAAGGCTTAAAAGACGAATTTGGAACACCTTACCAATCTAATCAGGTTAAAATTATAGTCCAAAAAAGTAAACCTAAAGGAATAGGTGCTTGTGGCGAGTTTGATTTATTCTTTGATACTTGGCGCAACTGCTATTATGAAGAAATAAACGGAACTAAAAGTTATGCGGGAAATTATGTTACATTTGAAAAACCAAAAATATTACCTTTTTAATTATGAATCAGCACAAAATGTACAGGTGTATTAGATTGATGCAGCTACTACAAGAAAAATCAAGAAACATTTACACGATAGCTAAATATCTTAATGTAACAAATAGGACCGTATATCGGTATCTTAAATTATACGAAGAACTTGGGTATACTGTAAAAAAAGATATGTTTAACAAAGTAATTTTAATCAAATTATAAAATGGAAAAAAAAGAAAACGAAACGGCAATAGACCAATTACTTGGGGAATATGTAAAATTATATCCTGATTTATTTGAAAATCCTACACACGAAACAGTAAGAATACTTAATCTTATTGTTAAATATAAATGTGTAGAAAAGCAGCAAATTAAAGATGCTTGGGAAGATGGACACGATTCTTTCTCAACGAGGAATGCAGAATTATACTTTAACGAAACATTTATAACAGAAGAATGACCCTACAAGAATTTGCTAAACATTCGGAAGCCAGGCTTTTTAGTTTAGAATTATTTGAGCAATTACCAATCCATAAGCTATCTTCGCAATATTATGTTGATGCTTTGAGAGAGATTATCAATTTAATTAACCCAGTGCAGGACAAGAAATTTATATTATCAGATGAGAAAGTTACAAGAGTTAAGTGAACCATTAAAAGCCGTTTTAGAGGCTGACCTTGATAAAAGGATTCCAAAGACTGATTTTAGACAAGCTACCTTGTTTAG